TTGATTCTTTTACTTCTCTGTTAACAGCTAAAGATCCTACTGTAGGTCTTGTAGCACACGTTGCAGGCGGTCCGTTTAAATCTATTAAGTCTGCTGTTGCTTTCATGTGTGGTCCTGCACGTAAGTGCATAACACTTTTTGTACAAAGTTTCATATCATCTTGTGCAAATAGCTGTATTTGATCAACAGTTGATTCCATTTTTATACCGCCATCACCACGTGCTCTTATATTAATAGTTTCAGCATCAACATTAAATTCATCGCCTGCGTAAAAGTTTATACTTTCTTTGGCATGCATACTAATGTTACTTTCACTGAATACATCAATGTTTCCATCTGGATCTATTTCGACCCAGCCTGTTCCGTTTTGGTTAATAATATAAACAATACCTGCACTATCGTTTAAAAGTATTTGTGCACCACGGCCACTACGTAATCTGATTAAGTTGTTATCACCGTCTTTACGGTTCTTATCTGGTACAAAGTTTGTACCTTTTTTATATGACTCAGTACCGTCATCTAATACTAAACTGTGTCCACCTGGACTGTTAAACCCGCTTAGTCTACTCGGCGATTCACGTCTAGCACCACTACTAGAATGTCCTCTGTATGCATCTAATCCAAGTCCTTGTATTGCAATACCTTGTGACACTGGATGCTTTCTTCTAGTACCATCATGTTTTTTTGAAACGTTATGATCATATGCACTTTGTACATCGCCTTCCAATGAATCAGGACTTGCAGGATATCCACCTTGCATTGCATTTCGATTAATATCCGGAAGCACACCAACTAAAAATCCTTCTTGCTCTTGCCCTGTAAATGCAACTAATACTTCTGTACCTGGTGCAGGCGGAGTCCATGTAGCACCGTAGTTATTACTGCCTACAGTACCTTGTATTGTCCCTCCAAACGGACTCATTTGTCTAACTTTATGAAACTTGTGTCTTTCTTCGATAGTATCTTTTTTACTTACAATTTCTGAACCGACTATATCAACCCATATATGTTGTTGATATCTTTCATCTGCAAAGTCTACAACTTTTGCAACAAAAAGTCCTGATAATTTTCTAATACCTTGACTATTTTCTCTGGTATATATATCGGGCACACCTTTCGATTGTAAGTTTGTGCCCATAAATTTCCCTGCATTTGACATTTTTTATCTCACATAGCCTTTCATTAATTCATCGTAAGTTAATTGATTGTTTGTGTTAGTATCTCTAAAAGATTTAAGTAACATTGTAAATTCGCCGCCATCGTAACGAGCTTGTACTTGTTGTACTACATACAATCCTGTAATGGTAAACTGTCCTGTTGGATCATTACTACTTAAACTTTTTATTAAACCAGTCCTGTTATCCGGATATGTTGGAAAGTTCATGTTAAGAAAATAATAAACACCACCTGTTAAGTATTCTGCACCGTTAGATTGGCCTAACCAATACGGATCTCCTCGAACAAAAATTTGTTGTTGCATTAAATCAGCAATTGCATTTAAATTAAGTTCCATTGCACCTAGCATACTAGATCCAATATCATCATTTTTCTTTTCAGGGCCGCCGTTCGCTAAACTATTAACTGGAACATAATCAAATTTTTGAGGTAAATTTTCTCTAAATTTCATATCTTTATTTGCTTCAGCTTTGTTTCCTGAATACAGTTCACTTTGTGTAATATATTTTGTAGATGCAGCAGGAAGTCTAGTAGAATACCCTGAATAACCTTCTCGCTGTCTTTCAAGTGATTTAGTATACATTTCTTCAGCTTCTTTTACTGTTACTCTGAGTGTTCTTATTTCATTTTCTAATTGATCAGCTCTTTGACGTATATCTCGTAATGATCCTCTTTCTTGAGGGATACTTTTTATAGATTCAATTTCTTTATTTAAATTATTAAGTGCAGCTTCTTTATCTTCTAGTGTTTTTTGTAAAAGTGTAGACTGGTTTTTTCGTTCATTTGTTTCTTGTTGTCCTTCAAAGCTACTACCTGTAAACACATCAGTAACACCTCGCAATGCACCACTATTCAATGCTTGAATAGCATAGTATGCTGTATCTAATTTCACGTCTAAAGCTAATACTTCTGTGTTTAGTCCAGTAAACGAATAATCAAATCTCTTTTTTAATAATCCTTTATCAAATATATTAGATAATCTATCTTTTTGTGTGGCTTCATCTTTATGCAAATTTAAAAAACTAGCAGGATCATGCAGTAATGTAGGAGCAACAATAGAATCGGCACTGTATGTAATTTCTTTAGCATAACGTTTTGCCATTACATCATACATAAAATATTTTACTTCACTGTTAAAAATAACCCATTTGGTTAGTTCTGCTAATTTAATAGGATCAGCTTCTCCATCGTCTGGATCATTTTTAATAAACTGTCCCTTGTCTGTTAATATTCTTTTAAAATCTCTTGTTTGAAATAATGCTGTAGCAATCGCTGAATTTAGTGCTGTACCTTGAGGAAATGTAAATTTTAACGTTCCGTCACCGGTTACACTAATACCTCTAGTTTGTGATAATGCTGCAGTATTAACTTGGTCAAATTCCCAATCTGCCCATGCTTCTTTTGTAGTAAAAATATATCTGTCACGTTCAATTTGTCTCTGATTTCTTTTTAATTGTTCTTCTAACTGTTCGTTATGTCTTATTTGTAGTTCTTCTAAGAATTCGCCAAATGTACGTACACCGTCTATGTGCAATTCTTCTTTTATATGTAATTCTAATCTGTTAAATGCATCTTCTTTTGTTTCAACAAAATTACCATAATAGGTACTAGCACCGTCTTTAAAATCGAATGTTAATCCCATTAATCTAGTAGAATAAAAGAACGGTCCAGGTGCTTCGATAGCTCTGTCGTTTATCCAGCCTTTAAAATCTAACTTCATAATATAACAAGCATCAAGATGATTTTCGATACCTAACTGTTTTGCTGCATAAAGAATTCTGTTAAAAAATGTAAAGCCGCCGGGTTCTAAAAATGTTACTGCAAAGTTATTAGCCATTGCATTTCTGTTTTCGTTTGCAAAAGATAAAAATAAATCCTGTATTACAGACTGTAGACTAACTTCGTCGTCGACACCGGTTTGACTAATAATAATTGAATCTCTGCCTTCTGTTAACTCCTGAAGTCTACGCTGGTCCATTTTTAAAGGATGTACCATATAGATAGTCCAATGATATGTAAAACTGTCGTACTTGTTCAATATATTAGACTGATAATTACTTGTTCCTCTTTTTCCAGATCCTCGACTTTTTGGTTCTTTTCCTGGTTGTAGTTCTTCCTCCGGTACACCTGCTGCACGACTTCTGCTGTCTATAGATGTTTCGGCTTCTTCTGTAAGTCTATCTAATCCACCGTTTAAGAATATTGCTTGTTCTTCTTTACGTCTTTTACGTAGTCCTCTTTCAACATCCTCGTCGCCTCCAGCTTTATAATACTCTAACATTTTTGCAGCAATTTCAGCTTTCGAGCGAGTACCATTTGCTGTTAGTTGGTCAATACTACCAATATTATATGCAAAACTAGTAAGTGCATCACGTTCATTTGGAGTCCAATTGTATCTATCATTGTATTTGTCTACTCTGGATGTATATGTTCCGATTTGATCTTGAAACATTTTATATGCTTGATCTCGGTTAACAGTAATATTAGGTTTACTATTTTTATCATAACTACCTGCAAAAGATCCATAGCCAATACTCCATTGAGAATTATCCCAATACGGCTCGGATCTAAATCCTTCTTTTCTAAGAATAAAGTCTATAATGTTTTCGGCCATTATCTACTCCCAAAATTACGGAATGATGTTGGTACTTCTATTTCTATTCCTGCTACAAAATCATTGAGAGGATCTTTAAGAACTTCTCTATTGTAATGTGCTATAACCCACCATAAGTTTGCATTACCAAATAAATCGTATGCTAAAAGATCCGGACGTCTTTCATATTTACTTTCAACTTTCATAGTTCTTGTATCTTGGCTTAATGATTCTCTTGTAAGTTTAGGAACATAAGTTTCTAAATACTTTCTGTTTATATTAGTATTTGAGTAATTACTATTATCTTTATAATTTGTTGACATTAGATAAATCCTTCACCATACAAACTACCATTTAAAAATGCCTTTTTACTAAAGTTATATTTTTGTCTGTCAGGATTTTGTTGTTGCATTAAGTCGATTGAAATAGTTTGCAATACAGGAATATTTTGACCATTTATTTCTATTAGATCTATACTACTATCGTATGTTGTAGCAAAATTTCCAACAACAACAGGAATATTTTTAAATTGTTGATTACCAAAAGCACTAAAACGTAATACAGGCGGAGGTGTACCTGACGTAGGTTCGTTTGCTAAATCGCCGATTCCATAGTACATTTTAGTAACACTACGTAAAAAATGCAATACTCCTAATACAAATTGCGCTTCTTCACGTGTAGTTTGTG